AAACTTCGGAAAAATGTCTCAAGACGAGCGTTTGAAAAAATATTTCGCGCTTATCCTTGATGACAAATCAAACTCGGGCACCCGCCGTGTCCGCATTCTCCCAACACAGGATGGCGGGTCACCCTTTAAGGAGGCTTGGTATCACGAAATCCAAGTCGGAGGAAAGTGGCAAAAGTTCTACGACCCAGGTAAAAATGACAACGAGCGTTCACCTCTTAACGAGGTTCATGAAGAGCTTATGTCTACCGGTAAAGAATCAGACAAAGAGCTTTCTAAACAATACAAGTCTCGTAAATTCTACATTGTTAAGGTTATTGACCGAGACAACGAGGCTGATGGAGTGAAGTTCTGGCGCTTCAAACACAACTATAAAAATGAAGGTATTCTTGATAAGATTATTCCTATTTGGCGTAATAAGGGTGATATCACTGACCCAGAAAAGGGACGCGACCTCATTATTGAACTAAGTAAGCAGAAGACACCTAAAGGTGCTGTATACACTACTGTATCAACAATCATGTATGATGACCCCGCACCTATTCACGAGGACAAAGCAACTATGGATAGTTGGGTAAATGATGAACTTGACTGGCAAGATGTTTATTCTAAAAAGCCGGTTGAGTACCTGGAAGCTCTTGCTCGTGGAGAAGAACCACGTTGGGATAGCGAAAAAGGTGGTTATGTTTATGGTAACAACGAAGTTGGAACTGAAACCTTTGGAGGTACAGCTTCTAACAACAGTTCAAACTATAAAGACCCTCAGGCAGATTCTACTCCTGACGAAGACCTACCATTTTAATTTATGTTAGTTGGGTGGGGGAAACCCCACCCTTTTAATTCTTACGATTATGACAAAAGAAACTAAACAAAAAATGTATGAGAGCCTCAAGTTGAAATATGAGGCTCAAATTTTGGAAGCTGAGGCGACTCTTATGATTTATCTCGAAAATGCTGCTGGCATAGGAGAACATCCCCAAATTATCGAAGAAATGGATAATTTTGTGGAGAAATTAGCCAATGCAAGTGATAAATTACAAACCTTTAACGAATTCTGGAAATACTATGGCAATAAAGAAAACAACTGATTTTTCTTCATTTAAAAAGAAATATTCAACTTCGGCAAAATATAAACCTCAAAGGTTTTTTGACTGTGGTTCTGATTTCTTGGATGCTGTGGGTTTACCGGGCCCGGGTATTGGACATATCAATATGTTCTTGGGTCACTCCGATACGGGTAAAACAACTGCGATGATTAAAACTGCAGCCGATGCTCAAAAGAAAGAGATTCTACCCGTGTTTATCATCACCGAACAAAAGTGGAGTTTTGAACATGCTAGATTAATGGGCTTTCAATGTGATGAGGTAGTTGACCAAGAAACGGGTGAATTGGATTGGGACGGGTTCTTTATCTTTAACAACAACTTTGATTACATTGAACAAATCACAGACTACATTAACAGTTTGTTAGATGCTCAAGAAAAGGGTGAATTGGATTACAGTTTATGTTTCCTTTGGGATTCTGTGGGTTCAGTACCTTGTAAGATGACTTATGATGGTAAAGGTGGTAAACAACATAACGCGTCGGTTTTATCTGACAAGATTGGTATGGGTATCAACCAACGTATCTCAGGTTCTCGTAAAGCAGATTCAAAGTATGAAAACACTTTGATTGTTGTTAATCAACCTTGGGTTGAACTTCCTGACAATCCGTTTGGTCAACCTAAAATTAAAGCTAAGGGTGGTGAGTCTGTTTGGCTTAACTCATCTTTGGTGTTCTTATTTGGTAATCAAAAAGGTGCTGGTACGACCAAGATTACAGCTACTAAGGACAAGAGAACTGTGAAGTTTGCTTCTCGCACCAAAATCTCCGTTATGAAAAACCACATCAATGGTTTGGGATATGAAGACGGAAAAATTATTGTTACTCCACATGGTTTCTTGGCCGGTAAGGATACAACAGAAGAGAAGGCTTCTATTGAGGCTTACAAGAAAGAGTATTCTGACTATTGGAAAGAAATCATTGGAAGCGATGGTGACTTTGTTTTGAAAGAAGACAAGGACCCAGACGCACTTTAAATTGCTTTCAGACATATCATATTCAAAAACGAACTGGTTAGGTTCCGATTTAATCAGTCATTTTTCTTTTGTACAACAATTAAAAAAATATAATTGAAAACTCTATTAGTTGATGGAGATAACTTATTCAAAATCGGATTCCACGGAGTCCGCGACTTATTTGTTGAGGGAAACCACATTGGTGGAATCTACCACTTTCTCAACACACTTAGAAAACAACTTGTGGACAATGAATATGACAAAATTGTCGTGTTTTGGGATGGAAAACATAACTCCAAAACTAGACGTGAATTATATCCTGCATACAAGCTGAATCGTAAAAACAATATGACTGAAGAAAAACTTGAGTCTTATCATTCACAAAAATTTCGCGTTAAACAATACCTTGAAGAAATTTTTGTTCGTCAAGTTGAAATAGAAGGTAATGAATCGGATGACCTCATCGCATTTTATTGTCAAATTTCAAGTGATGAACACAAAACAATTTTTTCTTCAGACAAGGATTTGTTGCAGTTGATTGATAAACACACAAGTTTGTATTCCCCATTACAAAAATTTACCTATAAAAATGGTGACTTAGTAAAATTTGGTAATTCATATATTCCTCACAAAAATATATTGGTTGTCAAAATTTTTTTAGGAGACCAAAGTGATAATATTCAAGGTATTAGTCGTCTTGGAGAAAAAACATTTGTAAAAATTTTTCCTGAGGTACTTGAAAAGTCGGTTTTAATTTCTGATATTTTAACTAGAACAAAGAGTTTAATAGAAAAAAATCCAAAACAAAAAGTTTTAAAAAATATTCTTAATGGTCTAACAAAAGATGGTGAATTAGGAAATGAATACTACATAGTAAATCAAAAAATAATGGACTTGAGTAATCCATTAATAACTGAAGAAGCCAAAGAAATCGTACGACAATATTATAGTGAATCGCTTGACCCAGAGGGAAGAGAAAGAAAGACGATAATAATGATGATGATGGAGGATGGTTTCTTCAAATATCTCCCGAAAACAGACGAAGCGTTCGTCGAGTTTTTGAAACCCTTTTTAAAACTAACAAGAAAAGAAAAAAGACAATTTAATCAAACTAAATTTAATTAAACATGAAAGAAGAAACTCTAATTAAAATGGAATTTTTGTTGACCCTCAATGATAATATTGTGGTACAACGTTTTTTTAACGTAAGAAATTTTAATCCTTATGCACGCAGGTCCTATGATTTGGCATTTTTTATGAAGCAAGTCGAAGATGATTTGGCGAGTGATTTGAAAATGAAAACAGTATTGTATTTGATGGATAATCAAGATGCAATTTTTCTAGACCCTGAGCTCCTTAACACTTCAAATACTGACGAACCAGAGAACTTTAATATGTATGTCAAATTGGCAGACGAGATTATTTTTCACAGAATTTTTGATGGTAAACTATACCCTCCCAAAGTCCGTTATACCGTTGACGTACGCCCAAGCTTGAAAAACATTCTTAAAGGATTGACTGACATTTTTTCCGGGGAAAATTTGTATTTCGAGTATATGGCCTACGACCTAAGTCGGTAATATTTACTGAATACACTACATTTTATGACTAAGAATTTCGATTATCTAGGAAACACATTTCAACTACAACTTTTAAACCAACTCATTTTAGATAAAGAATTCGCTCAGTCGATTATCGATGTTTTAGAACCTTCTTACTTTGACAACAAGTACTTTAAACTTGTTGTGCAAATGGTAAGAGAGTACTATGGAAAGTATCAAACGACACCCAATTTTGAGACCCTTGAGCAAATAGCTAAAACAGAAATTAGCCAAGAATTAGCCCTCAAAATAGTTGTTGATACAATAAAGCAAATTCAAGATGCACCATTTGATGGAAGCGTCTTTGTTCAAGAAAAAGCGTTAAAGTTCTGTAAGCAACAAGAGCTGCAGAAAGCAATGGACAAAGCACAAAAAATTATCACTAATGGTGATTTCGAATCTTATGACCAAGTTGAAAGTATGGTGCGTGAAGCACTCCAAGTTGGAGAGAGAGAAACTGGTTTATTGGATGTGTTCAGTGGTTTAGATGATGTTTTAAATGATGATTATAGACATCCGATTCCGATGGGAATCGATGGTTTAGATAGGCTTTTAAAAGGAGGTTTAGCAAAGGGTGAAATTGGTGTTATACTTGCCCCAACGGGGGTTGGAAAAACAACTTTAATGACAAAAATTGCTAACTCGGCCTTCAGTATGGGTTATAATGTTCTTCAGATTTTCTTTGAAGACAATCCTAAAATCATTCAGCGAAAACATTTCACAATTTGGACTGGAATTGAACCTGATAATCTCTCAATCAGAAAAGACGAAGTTATTGAAAAAGTTCAAGAAATTCAAAATACAATGCCTAACAAATTGATTTTGAAGAAACTTCCTTCCGATACCTTGACTATGAATCAAATCAAAAACCAAGTACGTAAAATGATTGCTGATGGTACAAACCTTGATATGATAACCTTAGACTATATTGATTGTGTGGTTCCGGACAACCTCAAAAATGATGAATGGAAGGCTGAGGGTTCTGTCATGAGACACTTCGAGGCAATGTGCCATGAATTGGGTATTGCCGGATGGACTGCAACACAAGGTAACCGGTCTTCAATATCATCTGAAGTTGTTACTACTGACCAAATGGGAGGGTCTATTAAGAAAGCTCAAGTTGGTCACGTTATTATATCAGTTGCTAAAACACTTCAACAAAAAGAAATGAAGTTAGCTACAATAGCAATTACAAAGTCTCGTTTAGGGCAAGATGGTGTCGTTTTCGAAAACTGTAAGTTTGATAATGAACTTATAGTAATCGATACAGAATCTTCAGTTACATTCCTCGGTTTCGAAGAACAACAAGAACAGAAAAAGAGTGATAGAATTAAAGAACTGATGGAAAAAAGAAAACAAAGGGAACAACCGAATAATTTGGTTTAACTCAACTATTTTAAATTATAGGCCATTAAAAAACTAAACAAAAAACAATGAACACAACAGATAATTCAATATCTAACGAACCTCCCTTTGTAATAAAGCGCAGTGGTGATAAAGTACCTTTCGAGGAGAATAAAATTATGAATGCTATTATAAAAGCTATGCAAGGCATTGGCAAAGTTGACCGTGAAATGGCTGAAAAAATTGCAAGAATAACTAAGAAAGGAATTTTTAGAAATAATAAAATTGGGACTCCCCATGTCGACGAAATTCACGATATGGTAGAAAACAAATTAATGGATAATGGTCTCAACGATGTTGCAAAAGAATACATCATTTATAGGTCAAAACACCAACCAAATATTTTTACTAAACGAACCAATTTAAAACCTTACGAATACCCAAATTTAATTGAATATGTGGATGCTATTCGACATTCTTATTGGGTTCATACAGAGTTTAATTTCACCTCTGACATTCAAGATTTTAAA